TTCGCACCTGGGTCAGGCGTCATGCCTATGGGTTCGTTTCTAGAGCTCTTCCTGCTCCAAGAAATAGCCCTCGGAAAGCGCATACCAGCGCTCGCCTACCCTCTCACGAGGGTCTCCATCGGGGAGATAGTCCCAACACGGAGCTACTCCAAACCGCAATGCATAGCGGGGTCGCTCTGTCCGCAGAGCGAAGCTCCCACCCTGCGCCATGCCTTTACTGACAGCGAGGTAGATACCCGAAGGATTTCCACCATTTTGCTGTAACTTGTCTATATCAACTTTCAGAGCACGAGGGACGTACCTCTTATAAAGGTACGAACCTTGATAGTGCCGCCCAAGTTTATCTGGACGGACAGCTCTGAACACGTCGGCTGTTTTTACACAGGCCAAAGGCATCCTAATGCCAGCGTCGGGGTTGTCCCAAGGCGGCACCTCGATGCGTCTAACGGAGCCCAGAAGTAACCGGACTGCCGTAGGAAGCTTGATATTGGTCCTCGCGGACCAATCGACAAGGTTGTTGATCAAGACATAGCGGTCCTGTACTGTTTTGAGGGATGTGCAGTACACACCTCGCACGTTAGCGCCGTGATAATAATCGGCGCCACAGGACTCCCTAAACGGGCTGGGTGCAGTGTATGACTTTTGGGTGTTAACCTTAAAGCCACAGAAGCTCAAGAGCCTCAGGAGAGACTCATAGGCTTCCCAGTGGACGACGATGTCGTCGCCAAAGACTCCGTAGTTCGGCAGGTAGAACGTTCTCTCGAACGTATTCCTATAACCGTTCCAACGGAACTCGGCTTTTCCCCTGCGAAGGGGTAGGCCAAGACTGCTGTACACAGCTTTCACCATGCAGGCAAAGATAACCGTCTGTAATGGAAAGCAAAAGGCATTGCCCATTGTCGCCATCATGTTGAGTTTAACGACGGTCCCGTCGGGCATCTCAGCTTTATGGCTCCTCAGCAGGTCCAGCCAGCGGTAAGAAGCCGCAGGGAGGAACGACTTACAGAACCTTCTACTGATGAAGTCCGATGCAGACTTGAGGTCAATAGTCGCGTAGGTTTGGGTCTCGGAACCTATCCTCGCCAGTTCCGCGTTAAGCGTACTCTGGGTAGAGAAGTCAATTCCGAAAACCTGTACCAGGCGATCCTCAAGAAGCTTTTGCACACCCTTCTGAAAAAACATATTCAGGAGTGGCTCGGTCTTTACCAAGCGAGAAATCTTGGTGGTCTTGGGAACAGGAGTAATCCTGGTAATACACCCGACTTCGGGTAGCCCCTGAGACATGATTCTTGCGATTTCGCAATCCAGCCTCGTTTCCTTGGAGCGTACCCACTCGTAGAACATTTCCACGATTAGAGGTGAAACCGCAGTTAACCGACTACCAGCCAGCTTCGTGTAGAAGCTGGTGTCTTCGGCACCGGGTCCTGTGCCTGGTCCAAAGTCTGCATGCGAGGCAATGCCTGCATGTTCCAGGAGCGGCATACCTTCTGGGTTGAAAAAGTCCCATAGGGCACGCTTAAACTCCCCAACGATAATTTCGTCGTAAGGACCAAGAGCGCTGTAATTTGGGCTCCAACGCCCACAGCCTTCGTTAATCTCTGAAAATAAGTCAAGCGCTGCCTTGTCGGCAGAGGCTTGGTCTATTTCATCTTGGAATTTCTTCCAGATGGAGCGTCCGAGGGCGACAGCGGCAAAGTGTCGTACTGAGCAACCTGGATACTGAGCATCGTCAGATTGAGATGCTTCAATTCCAGGAAAGCTAGGTACTCCACGGCGCAGATCGAAGTCGAGAGCGTCAGAAAGAGCACGACGATAATCCATACGTACCTCCACGAGAAGTGTCCTGACACAGAGAGAGGTTGCCCCCTAAACATTACCGGAAACCGTACAGTCGACAATCTGCTGAGCGTTTCCGTTCAGCATGCCGATTAGGGCGGACATCATGGCAAGGTAATTAACCTTATCGTAGATGTCGTTCCCTGCAGGGATTCCAATGGACAGGCGTGCCCACGCAAGCTGAACCGGCTGGTTCACCGCCACCGAGACGCCCTTACGGACGAGGAACTCGAAGACGTTGCGTGGAAAGGAATTAATAACGCCGTTTGCATTCGGACTACCGAGGACCTTAAACTTCTGAGGTCTGAAGGCAGTCAGGGTAAAGGGACTACCAATCGAGTGAGCCAAGACACCGGTCTGAGTACCACCGAGCGTCGTCACCGCGAATTGTTTCGCGTTGATGGCAGGCGGGGTATCGCCCGTAAGGGTATAAGTAGGTGTCGTTAGGCCCGTAAGGGCAGCGCCGGTAATCGGCGACGCAGGAGCAAAAGCCACAGGAGTAACCTCCTAAAGGGTTGGTTCGTCACTTGGACGAATTGATCCTTTGAGTCATCAGACCCAAAAGGTTTGCCCACTTCCACGGCGAATTCGGTATCCCAAAGGTTACCGTCGGCAGCCCGAGCTGGGGGAAGCTCCTCTCATACGTGGTTCGCAACCATTTAGCGTTAGAAGCGCTAAATGTGTGGAATCGATACTTTGACCCTAACTGTTGCTTAGCATACGCAACATCGAGAGATGCCGATGCCTCATAACTGACTCTACCCGTTATTGCCCTACTACGCCAGACCCACTCAGAGGTCAAGGCATGCGGGGAATTCAGGATTCCGCTGATATTGGCAAAATAATCAGCAGCCCAGGATAAGGGCATGAGCTCCCACAGGGTTGGGGCGAAGTCCCGCAAGTCGAAACCGGAAAGGTAAGCAACGCGTGAAGCGTTCTCGCCTCGAATTCCGTCCAACTGCGCCTTGACGACGCCCTTGTACACTGCGGACCAAGTTGTAAAATTGGCCGCCTGCACAATAACCTTGATTGCATTCAGTGCAGTCAGGTTAGTCGTGGTGAAGCTCTTCGTCCCTCGGTCTGAAGCCTTACCAAATGCACGAGCAGTTTCAAACTTGTGCACCAGGTTTTTATAGGCATCCACGGCCCCGCGTATACTTGCGAGGAGTGGCATCCAGCCGAAGGTCCCTTCCATGTAGAGGTTGGCTATCTCCTTAATAGCCCGTCGACCATGCCTTTGCTTCGCACGATAGGCCCGGTTTAAATACTTGGCAAATCCGTCGCGCAAACTGGAAGCAGGTCTACGTATCATCCCCAGCGTTTCCTTCAACTCCCCTGCCAGAACTCCACCTTTGAAGGGTGCGAGCGCGGCAGAACAGTCGTTGTAGAACTGGGATAGAGCTTGCGAGTCAACAGTAGCATAGGTACCCACTGGTGCCGGAGGGAGGCTTGTTATCATCGTGTTTCCACGATAGGCCTCTTTCCTTATGTTTTTGACGAGAGCAGTGCTCCCATCCCAAACAACCAGGGCGTTAAAATTCCCCGGATTAAAGTTCACGACATCAGATCTCACGTACGAGGAGGATGCATCTTGTAGAGACGCAATTTTGTCCCTATACGCAGGAACACCAGTTCCAGCTCTAACATCGGTCCAGGTAAGGACAGATGATTGCGTGGAGGTAGTGCGGGTCGGAGGGTTTTCCATTTCATTGGTTGCCCTGGCGGTAAGGATTACTTTCCGCTGAACCGATTTGTTCATCTATGCTCCTTAGGCCATAGAGGCCGTGCTGACGCTCCGCTAGGAAGGCGGAGCTCCGG